GTGGGGTGTATGAGTTTCGTGAGGATGGTGGCGAGTTTGCTGTATGGAATTTTCCTGAGTTGGGTGAGGTGTATGTGGTGGGGGCTGACGTTGCTGAGGGTTTGGGGCATGGTGACTATTCTTCGGCTCACGTGTTGAATGCGTCCACAGGGGAGATAGTGGCGCATTGGCATGGTCATATTGATGCTGACTTGTTTGGTGAGGAAACGTTGTATGCGATTGGGCATTGGTATAACAAGGCGTTGATTGGTGTGGAGTCAAACAACCACGGTTTGACGACATTGAAGGGGTTGCAGCGTGTGGGGTATAAGAATTTGTTTCGGCAGCGTCGGTTGGGTCAACGTAATCCGACTGTGTCGGAGACGTTGGGTTGGCGTACGACGAGTGTGTCTAAACCGTTGGCTGTGGACGAGTTGAATGCTGGTTTGCGTGACAGTGTGTTGGGGTTGTGGTGTAAGTCTACGGTTGCCGAGTTGCGTACGTTTGTGCGTGAGGAGAATGGCAAGATGCATGGTTCTCCGCATGATGACAGGGTGATGTCGTTGGCGATTGCGAATCAGATGTTGAAGTATGTGTGGCTTCCTGAGTATCGTGGGACGGATACGCCGAAGGCGAATACGTTGGGTTGGTGGGAAAAGCACATTATTCGTGAAAAGAAGCCTGAAAGGGTTCCGATTGGGTCCTATAACGTCAGAAGTAGTGATGGGGGCTAAGGGTGATGCAAGTTTTTGTGTGCCAAGAGTGTGGTCGTGATTTTGAGACCGAGGAACTGCCCCGCCGTGGTGCGGTGTGTTTCCGTTGCCATGTGAAGGGTATTCGTCTTGGGTTTACTTATGGGCGTGAAGATTTTCATGGTCCTACGATTCGGGAGCGTCAGCGACAGACCGTTGAGCAAGCCAAGATAAATGGCTACAACGCTGAGCCGGTGACAAATTGGATGTAATGTCGTGGAGACTATTTTGGTTCCGATTGCGGTGGCAATTATTTCGGGGCCGATAGTGGTCGTTTTGCAGAAGTTGCGTAAGGAGAACTCTGAGCAGCATGCCGAAGGCAGGGTTCTGCTTCGGAATGTGGCTCATAAGGTTGACAAGATTGGTACAAAGTTGGACGAGCACATCGGCTGGCATAAAGGGAAAGAGGAATAATGGCACGCATTTCTAATTACGAGTTGTTGAAGCGGTATCGCAACAAGTTGGAGCATTCTCGTCGTTGGCGCAAGGAAGAGAAATACGATGACTTGTGGCAGCGGATGATTGACTTGTATCGAGGTAAGCATCACCGTACCGACATCAAAGAGGACCAGTTGCTTGTCAATATGGCGTTTTCTACTATCAACATTGTTGCTCCTTCGGTTGCGGTGAACCATCCGAAGATTACGGTGAACGCTAAGCGTCCCGAGGACGGGGACAAGGCGGTGGTGACTGAGGCGATTGTGAACTATTGGTGGCGTCACTATGACTGCCAGAAAGAGTTTCGTCGTTCGGTGAAAGATGCGTTGATTCTTGGTCATGGCTGGGTGAAGACTGGTTACCGTTATGTGGAAGAGGAGAAGGTTGTTGAGGGTCAGTTTGATTCGTATGACGAGTTGGCTGAGAACCGTGAAGAGAACGTTGCTGAATCTAATCTGATTGTCAAAGAGGACCGTCCGTTTGTTGAGCGTGTGTCTCCGTTTGATGTGTTTGTTGACCCGGATGCAACGAGCATGGAAGATGCTCGTTGGATTGCTCAACGTATTCGTCGTCCGTTGGAGGATGTGAAGAAGGATAAGCGTTATAACTCCACTGCTCGTCAGGAGGCTGCCCCTAGCCATTACAGCAAGTGGGGTCAGGATGCGTATCGTCCACGTCGTTCTACTTCACCAGAAGATGCTTATGTTGAGGTGTGGGAATGGTATGACATTGACCGCAATACGGTTTCGGTATTTTGTGACGGGTCAGACAAGTTCCTTGTCGCCCCGAAAGAGATTCCGTTCGCTTTCGGTCAGCCGTTTGTGATGATTCGTAACTATGACGTTCCTGAGACGTTTTATCCGATGGGTGAACTTGAGGCGATTGAGCCGTTGCAGCACGAATTGAATCAGACTCGTACCCAGATGATGAATCATCGTAAACGGTTCTCTCGCAAGTGGTTGTATAAGGAGACTGCGTTTGATACTGATGGTCGTCAAGCGTTGGAGTCTGATGAGGACAACGTGATGGTGCCTGTGATTAGCGATGACAACTTGGGCAATGTGATTAGTCCGATGCCTGCGGTGATTAACCCACCAGAGTTCTATAACCAGTCGGATTTGATTTCTATGGACATGAACCGTGTTTCGGGTGTGTCTGAGTATCAGCAGGGTTCCATGCCTGAGATTCGTCGTACGGCTACTGAGGCTGCGATTGTGCAGGATGCATCTAATGCTCGTGCTAGCGATAAGTTGGCGATTATTGAACGCAGTATCGGTGACTGTGCTCGCCGTTTGGTGATGCTGGCTCAACAGTTTATGACTGGTGAGCAGGCGATTCGTGTGGTGGGGTCTGAGGCTGAGCCGTTGTGGTTGACGTTTGACCGTGACTACATTCAGGGCGAGTTTGACTATGAGGTTGAGGGTGGGTCTACTGCTCCGATGAATGAGTCGTTCCGTCGTCAGCGTGCGTTGCAGATTGTGGATGCGATGGCTCCGTTTGCTGGGGCTGGCATTTTGGATATGGGTAAGTTGGCTGCTTACGTGTTGCAGTACGGGTTTGGTATCAAGCAGGCGCAAGGGTTCTTGATGCCGATGGGTGCCATGCCGCCACAGGCGGCTGGGCAGCCTGCTTTGCCTGCTGAGGGTATGGTTCCGGGTATGGGTGCTGCGGAGGGTGAGCCGACTGGCGGTATGCCTTTGCCGAGCAATATTCCGCCTGAAATTCTGTCGCAATTGCTGGCTGCTGGTGCTCCTTTGCCGAATACGCAGTTGCCAAATGAAGCAATTATGTAGTGCCCAGTACTAGGGGTAGAGCAACCGCCGAAGGAGGACTCTATGACAGATATTAATGACACCGTTGAAACCGTTGCTGACACACCCATCGTTGATGGGCAAGTTGAGGGAACGAATGAGACTGGTGAAGCCCCTGCTGGGGAACCCCGAGAGTATTTCGTCTGGGACGAACACGCTGACAAGCCCGTCAGGTTGACTGTTGATGGCGAAGAAATTGAGGTTCCGTTAGCGGAGGCGCTTAGCGGATACCAGCGTCAAGCGGACTATACCCGTAAGACGCAGGAACTTGCTGAGCAACGAAGACAGGTGCAGTTCGCGACCGCTTTGCAAGAGGCTTTGCAGAATGACCCGAAAGGCACTGTGGAACTGCTTTCGCAACACTATGGTGTGAACAGCCAGCAACCCTCGGAAGAGGAACTGGAGATGATGGACCCCGTAGAGAGGCAGTACCGCCAACTTGAAACTCGGATTCAGGCATTTGAACAGGAGAAAGCGATGCGTGAGTTGGAGAATCAGATTGAGTCTTTGTCACGAAGATACGGTGAACTTTTTGATGCGAACGAGGTCGTAGCCAAAGCGCTTGCTTCTGGCAATACGAATCTTGAAGCCGTGTACAAACAGATTGCTTTTGACCGTCTCTATGACCAGACTCGTACTAAGTCTGTGGCGCAAGCCAAACAGACTGAGGATACGAAGAAGATTGTTGAGGCGAAGCGTGAGGCTGCTGTTGTGTCCAAGGGTAGTTCCGCAAAGAGTGCTGACGTGTCTTCTAAACCCATCAAATCCGTTCGCGATGCCTTTGAATCTGCCAAACGGCAGTTAGAGGGCTAGCACAATTTCAACCAAACCAAGGAGTAATTCATCATGACTGCAAATGCAAATTTTGATGCGCTGCTTTCAACAACGCTTGCTAACTACCGTTCGCAACTCACGGATAACGTGTTCACTGCACGTCCGCTGACCTATTTCCTCATGGATAAGGGTCGCATCCGTATGCTCAACGGTGGCACCAAGATTATTGAGCCGCTCATCTACGGAAAGAACAGCACTGTGGGTTCGTACTCAGGGTACGACTCGCTCAGCCTGACCCCGCAAGAGGGAATTTCGGCTGCGGAGTTCGAGTGGAAGCAGTACGCTGCATCCATTTCAATCTCCGGTATTGAAGAAGCCAAGAACAACGGTGAACAGGAAATCATTAACCTGTTGGAAGCGAAAATCATGCAGGCTGAAGAGTCCATGCGTGAGTCGTTCAACCAGATGTTCTTCGCTGATGGCACTGGCAACAGTGGCAAAGATTGGAACGGCTTGGGCAACCTCGTTGAGGCAAGCGGCACTGTTGGTGGTATCAACCGTGCAACTTCTGGCAACGAGTTCTGGCGTTCATACGAGGAGAACAGCGCAACTGCGTTGACTCTCGCTCAGATGGCGACTGCCTACAACACCGTGTCGGTTGGTAATGACCACCCAGACATGATTCTTACGACTCAAACCCTGTTTGAGAAGTATGAGGCTCTGTTGCAGCCACAACTTCGTTACACGGACACCAAGACCGCAGATGCTGGATTCCAGAACCTGCTGTTCAAGGCTGCCCCAATTGTGTACGATGTTCACTGCACTTCGGGTGTCATGTACTTCCTCAACAGCAAGTACCTCACGTTGGTGGGTCACAGCGGCAAGTGGTTTGCACAAACTGAGTTTGTCAAGCCAGAAGACGTTGATGCTCGCTATGCGCTCATCATGTGCTACGGCAACTTTACGGTCCGCAACTGCGCCAAGCAGGGCAAACTGACCGCCAAGACAGCCTAATCGGTAACTAGGAAACAAGGAGAAATATCATGCCATTGAAGCCAAACAGCACATCTGGTGCTCTTACGCGCAAGCGTCTTGAGGACTGGGTAACAGCGTTTGAAAAGGTTGCTGAGGTCGCTGA